TTTTGCATATTGATTTTTACGTTCGGTTTCATCATCAGATTTTGGGTCTATAATCTCGATATCGGCATCAAAATCTATTTCAGCCATTAACCCTATAATTGCATCTTTTCTACCTCCTATCACTGCCCAATCAAATTTCACATCATGGTCAGCAGAAGTAGAAACAAAAAATCCATCTTCTGTCTTTTCGTCGACCCATACATTATATGGTCCAAATGGGGTCAACATAATAGTATAATTATCACCAACTAACTTATACCAATAGTCAGGTAAGTCTACAGGTATACGGTCTGGTATAATATCTAATTCTACAGTGCCTCTATTATATACACTATGTTCTGGTCCTTCCAGACATCCATATACCAATCTCCTTTTACTATCTGTTGGGTGAGGTATATTAAAACTCTTTGTAGAAGCAACTAAATGTCCTGTAATATTAACTGCGGGGTTAGTGGCCGCAGAGTTACCACCTGTAATGTTCAATGCTGTAGTTCCACTACCACCAGATGTACCAGCAACGGTTACTGCTGTTAGTCCAGCAAGCGTAGTAGATGATGCTCCTAAGTCTATAGCTGTACTTCCGACAGTGACACTATCATTAACTAGTTTACTATTAGCTATACTACCTCCCAACATTGTATTTGAAACAGAACCTGTCTGTCCTGTGTGAACTATATCATAATAAGAAGCTGATGAAGTTTCTGCTTCGGATAACTGCCACTTTCCTGCGTTTGTACCATTTTCAAACCAGCGTAAAGCTGTATTAATCTGAGCTCCACCACCACGGTTAATTTCTATACCTCCATTAGCTGTTGGTGATGTACCTTCATAATTAGAATTTAATTCTATAATATTATCAAAAACTGTTACTGTCTCTGTGGATATTGAAGTTGCTGTACCAGTAACTGTTAGGTTACCATCAACTGTTAAGTTATTCTCGACTGTAACTGTACTAGAACCACTACCTAACTTAACATCCCCTCCACCGGGGTTTAAATATAATGCTGAAGCAGTCTCACCAGACCTAGCTTGTATTTTACTAGCATTAAGACCCATATTGGCTCCACTGTCAGGTCCAAGTTGAACTAATCCAGTACCATCACCAGTAGATAATGCGCTTGCTTCAGCTACATTAATCTCTAGAGGCACACTAGGCGCTGTTGAGCCAATAGCTAAGTTTTGACCCACCAAATGCCCTGTAGAGCTATTTAGCGTAAGCATAGCTGTGCTACCACTAGAGCCATATTTGTATAGTATAGCTCCATCATCTAGATATAAATCTTTATTAGAGCCATCTATAGCTCCTACTCTTAAGTCACCATCGACTGTGAGTTTGTGTGTAATTTCAGCAAAGGCCATATTACTTGCGTCACCTACACCAACGTTACCTGATTTACGTGACCTAGTATTTGCCGAAGCTGCGGAACTCTCTACTCCCCATACATCAGAGGTAGATGCGAGAGAACCTATATAATCATAAACTGCATTCATTGAAGGTGCTTTTGTTGTAACGCCATCCCAAGATGCGCCAAAAGTACTATCATCAACGTTTGCTTCTATTCTTTGTTTAATGTATTGTTTAGAGGGTAACCTATCGTCTAACACCATCATACGTGTTGGTGCCGTTGTGACCTTATTCAGTCCGTATCCTTGTTTAGTAGCCTTTGTATTAATTTTAGTTGGCTGGAATACTTTCTTTTTTTCTTGTTTGACTGGCATTGATTATCCTCAGGGTGGACGACTTTTGCTGTGGTGTCGCCCAGACCAAATTTTAATGTTACTTACTAGTTATCTAAGCTGCGTCAGATATAACAATTACACCAGCTTCTGGGCGTATAACCTTCAAACCATATCTCATAGACATGTATGAACCAGTTATACCAAAACCGGGATTTGCTTCTTCTACAGTTAGTCCACGTCTTTCGACGTAAGCTACAGGCTTGACCTTCATATCGAAAACACCGTATCTTGTTGATGGAATGAATGGGTTAACTATAACGTTTAATCCGTATAGTTGTCCAACAATTCCAGATGCGGATGTTTCGTTTACGAAATCCAATCCACCTTTGGATGCTCCCGGATTTGCCGTAGTGGCTGTTCCAGATGCGAAAGGTGCTGTAAAGTCAGCTAAGTCCAATAAAGACTTATAGTGGCTTGGGGAAACCAGAATTGTATCTGCTATTCCACCTTTTGCCGAAATAAGTTCTATTGCGCTTGTTATTTCAGTTAAAGCTATGTCACTGTCACCAGCGTCAGCGTCAGATGCTGCTAAGTAGTGTCCACCATTGGACGTACCTAGATTACCAAGGTCTGCTACTGAATAACCACCGTATTCGACTAATCTTGCACCACTGTCAGGGCTGTCTCCGTAGAAACCTCCATGTGAGTAGGTTGCAAATGTCTCTACTGCGGTATCTGCTGTATCATATGCGATTGCGGTTGTACCGAAAGTTGTATCGGCTAATCCGAAAACTGCATAGATAAAGTGTTTTGTGACATGTCTGTCAACTGCTCGTCTTGCTTCGTTCAGAGCTAATTCCATTTCAGAGAAACGGGAATCTTCTAACATTCTGCGTGTTACACCTATTGCGATACCAAACTCATTAACTGAGACACGTTCGTTTCTCAAGTCAGTGTGTTGATAAGACGGTGTTGCACCTTCTTCGAGTTGTTCTAAACCCATTGAAGGCTTTGCGAATGTTATATCGACATCTCCACCGGTGTCGGTGGTGAATCGCTCTGCAAACATTGCTACTACAGGCATGCTTGTGACTTTGTAGTCTTGAATTGCATCCTTGTAGTCTACTAATACCCTGTTTGCTGTGTCACTTAGTTGTGACGTTGCCAAACCGGGGTTTGTTCCTGCTGCTACCATATTTTATATCTCCTTAGAACACCAAGCACTTTGTTACAGTGCTGTCTACCGCGTTTGTTTCCAAAGCTACTGCTTGGGTCACTCGGTTTGTGTTACTTGTTTGTGTATCTAATTCTCCATCAGCTACACACTTAAGATTATCTCCAGCTGTTACTGCTGCGGTTAAAATGTAACATACGATACCGCTTCCGGTAATCATACTTACTTGGTCTCCGCTTGCAGCATCTGTTAGAGCTACTCCTGCCATAGGGAAATATTCAACTGCCGCAGTAGCTTTGATAGCTGTACCATCCGTATGAATCATCAAGCATTGACCTGCTAAGATAGCAGCTCCTGCTGTTAGATTTATAATACGTGCTGGTGCTCCACCATCATTTACTAATGTGCTTTTTATTATTGCCATATTTAGTTCTCCTCTCCTTTAAATACAATTCTACCGTTTTCCATCGCAAACATGCGTGGGGTTTCCTTGTCTTCATGGAGTTCTTTCTCAGCATCGCTGGATTTTCCCTTTCCAAAAGTTCGTTCTTCAACTACTTCTGGTACAGTTACTCCTTCCATTGCGATACTAAATCCTTCTAGTTTTACTGCATCCCATGCTTTAAGTTCCTCTGCACGTGCAATCTTAGTCTCGTCGTCTAATTTTCCTAGAGCTGATTCTTTTGTAATAATTGAATCTACAAAAGACGTAATTCTTGCTTCTACTTCAGCAGCAGCTCGAACCTCTTCCTCTTCTTGGAATTTAGCAACGAGGCCTAATGCCTCTTCGTGTTTAGAGTTTAACTCAGCATAAGACTCAGTCATTTCTTCAAGTTGAGATTTCATCGAAGCGAATTCACGCTCGGTGATACCTACAGCTTGAGAAACTACTTCTTTTGTCTGTTCTTCAGCCATCGTTATTTCCTCGCTGTTTCGCCCGTGTGTTTCACAGGCACAAGATTCTTCATGACCTCCACAGCCACAAGAATCATGTTTTGGTTCTTCACCGAATTCACGGTGGTCACCACATTCCTTTTCTATCGTACATGCGTCACAAACGGGGGTTCGAGTTTCATTATCAATAAAACTAACCTCAATAGGACGAATGTCCATTGCAAACGGTTCTCCTAGAACGTCTACATCCTTAGAAAACCAGTCGATACTGACATGCGTCATATCTCCGTTTTCAATCTTTTCTAGCACTCCATTATTATCCACTGCGTTCTTATAAAGTTGCGCAAGCATCTTTATTGCAGTTTTACCACCTTCAAGCTCTACGATTTCTGGGTTGATAGCCTTTCCGAGGAGGTCGTCCTCGGTTCGTTGATGATTGTAGTAAACTGGTAACTCAGTAAATGTTTCTACACTATTTTTTAATACGGATGGTTCAATAAAGACCTTTTGGTCGCCATCTTCGTCGTGGGGGCCTGACGTTATAGCGATAACTGGGTATTCTATATACTCATCCGTGTGAACAGGTTCTTGTAATTCCAATGCAAAACTGCGCTGGTGTTCCTGTCCTCCCCCGGCAGATTCAGCAAACTGTCTATCAGTTCCTTCATCTACCCTCATACGGCACATGTTTGCCGTAATCTCTTGGTAGTCCTCTATACCTCTCTTTTTGAGAGTTGGGCCTACTTCTATAATACAACGCTCGTAGTCGTACTCTTTGCTCATTCTTTTTTATCCCCCGTTGGATTTGCAGCTGGTTCGTTACCAGCGCGTTTTTCTGTCCTTGCGGACTCTTCTTTCTTGTCTTGGTTTTTTCCTCCAGAAACATTAACGTTCTCTGCTGTATCTTGCATTTCTACTGCTCCTTCTGGATTCAATCCTCTCTCTGACCTTACTTCACCGGGTGAAAGAACTCCCTCTGAAAGGTATATCATATCTGTTTTAGCCTTTATGAATGCGTCGTCTACGTTTACTTGTCTAAACTTAAACTTAGCATCTCCGCCTAACAACTGTGGCATCAACTGCGCATTGATAGCAGCTTCCACCGCAGACTGTAAATGTCTAACGTATGGCTCAAAAATTGCACGTGCTTGTTCGGGTTTGTCGAACATTGTAATCGGAACCTTAAGCGCCACATGGATTTTCTTGAGCAAATCATCAGTATATTTTCCATACTCAAAGGCTCGCTGTGTACCCTGTAACTCCTTGACAACAATATCATTACCATGAATAATGTCTTCGCCGGGTTCCAACGAATTAAATGCGTCCACAATTTCGTTAATTTTATCAGGACCATAAGGCATATCGGGTAATCCAGCGCTAATATCAAACCTACTAGTAGCGTATTTGTTGAGAGCAGCACCGATGTCCCGTTCTGCGTAATCTTTAAGGTCAACCAAATAAAGAATTGGATGGATGTCACTAAGACCATAAGCGTAATCATCAAACGGGTTGTTACGATAGCATA